TGAAATGCTTTTTTCTGTGCAAACAGAGATGATTCTACCTTTACTACCAAATTATAATGTATTGGCTATAACAGAAGATGGTGTTGTTGTTAATAGAAAAAATATTATGGAGTATATGTCTACAGATTTTTTGACTATAAATATATAAAATGGTTGGAAAAATAGACAAAGCTCTTGGTGTATGGGATGGTGTAGATAAAGTACTTGCCGAACTTCCCCCCCTATCTAAAGAGGCACAAAATTCTTCACCTATGTATTCAGCAGAAGAGTTATTAGAAGGCATGTCTGATGATATTCAAAATGATTATGATTACCAAAGAAAACAGTTTTACAATCTGGTTGAAAAGGGTTCAACTGCAATTGATGGAATATTGGAAATCGCAAAGGAAGGCGAACATCCAAGAGGATATGAGGTTGCTGGAAATCTTATCAAACAAGTAGCAGAGGTTACTGAAAAGTTGGGTGACTTACAAGAGAAGATGAGGAAATTAAAAGAAGTTCCTGACACTGCTCCTAAGAGTGTTACCAATGCATTATTTGTGGGGAGTACTGCTGAACTTCAGAAGATGATAAAGGGTAAAGATGATGACTGATGCAGTCTATTTAGGTAATCCCAACCTGAAAAAGGCCAATGTCGCTCAAGAGTGGACAAAGGAAGAGGTTAAGGAATATACTAAATGTATGGAAGACCCTGTATATTTTATAGAAAATTATATACGGATAGTTTCCTTGGATGAAGGCCTTATACCTTTTGATCTTTATAGTTTTCAAAAGGAAATGGTTGGGACTTTTCATAAAAACCGTTTTACAATATGTAAACTCCCCCGACAATCGGGGAAATCTACTACCATTATTGCATATATATTACACTATGTTTTGTTTAATCCTACTGTAAATGTGGCGATTCTGGCTAATAAAGCTGCGGTTGCTCGTGATTTATTATCTCGTTTGCAGCTTGCTTATGAACATTTGCCCAAATGGTTACAACAAGGAGTAATGTCATGGAACAAAGGAAGTCTAGAACTTGAGAATGGTTCGAAAATTCTGGCATCTTCTACAAGCGCTAGTGCTGTTAGGGGCGGTAGTTACAATATTATCTTTCTTGATGAGTTTGCTTATGTCCCAGCTAACGTAGCAGAACAGTTCTTTAGTTCTGTTTATCCCACTATTTCTTCTGGTAAAACAACTAAGGTGATTATAGTTTCAACACCACACGGTATGAATATGTTCTATAAAATGTGGGTAGATGCAGAAGAACAGAGAAATAGTTATGTTCCCATTGAGGTACATTGGTCTGAGATTCCTGGCCGAGATGCGGCTTGGAAAAAAGAGACTATCCAAAATACTTCTGAATCACAATTTAACACAGAGTTTGAATGTGAGTTTTTGGGTTCTATTGATACACTCATCACCCCATCTAAGCTTCGGCAACTTACATATAGAGAACCGATACAAAAGAATGCTGGGCTGGATATACATGAACATCCAAAAGAAAAACACACATATTTTCTATCAGCAGATGTTTCTAGAGGAACATCTAACGATTATTCAGCGTTTACGGTGATTGATGTCTCTGAAATGCCATATAGGATAGTTGCGAAGTATAGAGATAACGAGATAAAACCACTTATATTTCCTAGTAAGATTTACGATGTGGCTCGTGCGTATAATCAATCGTATGTCTTAATAGAGGTTAATGACATAGGAGAACAGGTAGCTAATACTCTACAGTTCGATCTGGAGTATGACAACCTTATCATGTCTTCTATGCGAGGCCGTGCAGGCCAAGTCCTGGGCGGAGGTTTCTCAGGCGGCAGAGCTCAGCTTGGAGTAAGAACCACCAAGGCTGTCAAGAAGGTAGGTTGTTCGAACTTAAAACAAATGATTGAGGACAATAAACTTATTGTGGAAGATTATGATTTAATAAATGAATTATCTACGTTTATCGTGAAAGGGCAGTCTTTCGAAGCAGATGAAGGGTGTAACGACGATCTTGTTGCTTGTCTATTTACTTTTGCGTGGGCTACAGATCAAACCTATTTTAAAGAATTGACGAATGTTGACATGAGAAAAACCATGATGTTGGAACAACAAGAGGCATTAGAACAGGATATGGCACCATTTGGTTTTGTAGTTAATGGTTTAGAGGATGAAAATATAGGTGAAATGGTTGATGAATACGGTACTCGTTGGGCGCCTGTGGTACGAGATTATGGGTCTAATTGGTAATAATGTTTGAAAAATTTCCTGAATTTATTACAGATGATCCTCGCTATCTTGACCCTGGCAGAGGACAAGCTGTGACACTTGAGATGATGGAGGCTCAGCATAAGACTATGCTTCCTAAAGAGGTGTGTGAAGGAAATAGCATCCTAGACCTTGGCAGTTGCATAAGTGCTAGTGGTGCTTGGGCATTAGAGAGTGGTGCTTTATTTTATACAGGAGTGGAAATTTCTGATGACAACTATGACTCTGCTTATTTTAATATGAGGGAATATTTTCCGGCCGGGCCGTGGAATCTACATAGGAAATCAATTTCAGAATGGTTTGGAGGCCAAAAAGACATCTACACTCCTTTTGATGTTGTATTGGCTGCTGGTATCTTGTATTCACAAGAAGATCAAATATCCTTCTTGACTAAATGTGCAGAAATATCCAAGAAATATTTGATATTTGAAACTATTGGTACTCACCCTATTGATGATGATCAGTATCCAATATCTATTTATAGACAAGTAAATAGAATGGGTGACGGTAAATTGATTAATATAAGATGCAGCAATGAACCATTTATTAGTATGGTATTAAATCCTTTGGGGTTTTCTTTAGAGGACAGTCGGCCGACATGGCATGGTAATACTGTGCGATTTGTTGCAAGGTATGCTAAAGATTATGCTAAAGATAGTTAGAACCACACAAATATAAAAGGTAAAATATATAAAGGCCAAGCAACATACATTGAAGTTAGAGATGTAGTTATTGGATTGGTATTTGTTATTTTTGCTGCTGCAAAAGATGCGATTGCAACAGGTGGTGTCAACATAGACAATACACTAAAGTATAATACAAACATATGGGCCCATATTTCTGTAAATCCTGCTTCAATAAGGGACGGTGCTGTAATGATTGCAACTATAACATATGCAGCACCTGTCGGCATACCCATACCCAAGATTATACACAAGACTGAGGTTAATAGTAACAATATTATAGAATTTCCGCTAGCAAGTTGAAATAGAAAATTAGTTATAAGGTATATTAAACCAGTTTGTTCCATAATACCGATCATTAAACCTATACCAGCACCTAAAAGAATAAGACCATGCATGGTATCTGCTATTTTGAGCATTGTTGATTTCAATGCAGGCCATTGTATTTTTTCTTTTGTAAATTCCCCTTCAACATTTCCTTTTGGAGCTTTAATCAACAGTAACAAGTAGAAAATTATTGCTGGAAGGGTTGCATAGTATACAACATCCCAATAGGATATTTGTAGGAGTTCTGCCATAAGGAAAGCAGCTGCTCCCATAATTGGAGGTAAGAGTTGTCCACCAGTAGATGCAACAGATTCATATGCTGCAGCAAGTCTTTTGGGGTATCCACATTTTATCATAAGAGGTATTGTTATTTGGCCTGTACTCATGACGTTTGCAACAGCTGATCCACTTATACTACCAAATACAGCAGAGGATAATATTGCAACTCTTGCTGGGGATTTTATATATCTTAGAATATATTGAATAATTATATTCACAAGCCCAGTATTAATAATGACTATACCTATGGTAACGAATATAAAAACTATATTTGTTATAATGTTCATCACCATGCCCATCATTGCGGTATTGTCTATAACAATAAATGCTAGAATGTCAAGATATTTTTGTCCTGTACTATTATAAAACAGTGGTAATAGTAGAAAAGCAGTTAATAGTCCTGTAAAGGATTTTCCATTAGTTTTAATATTACCAAGAATTACAAATAAACATAGAGGAAATGTTAGACTATACATTAACAGTTTTTCGTAATTTGCGATTTCTTCAAGATATGGATAGCAAATGGCTCCAGCAATACTACAGAGAAGTAGAGGTATCCAGAATTTTGGAAATGCAATTGCTAGAGAAGCTATGATGAATAAAATGTATTTTTGCTCATCATACAGA